CGCTGATGCCTTTAGCACCAGCCGATAACCCCAGTTCGTCTGCCATGATTCAATTTAAAATACCTCTCCGCCAGCGGCTGGAACAGATGTAGCGTGAATCGAGATATGCTGTCTAAGGTTCAATGGCGCATTACAGTCTGAGCAGACATCGGCTTGCAATTCGGCTTCATCTAAGTCGTAACCACAAGCCGAACACACCACTTCTATTTCGTGGTGCGGCTCAATCAGTCCACCTTCAAGTGCCCTTGCCAAAATAGTTTTTTTCATATTAGTCCTTATAAACCTTTTGTCATGCCTGTTTTAAAAACATCAACCCCATTAGGTATTTGATTTGGGTCTAGTATTTCTTCAGTATCTTTATTACGCAAAGCATGAACACAGTACGCTATTGTATTATCTTCTAGGGCTTCTATATAGTGCCGTCTACCCGCTTTAATAAAAATCATATGGGGCGCAGTAAAGTTAGTTGTTTGCCCATTTACATGCACTGCTACACTGCCTGTGGCTAATAAAGTCATATGGTCATAGTTATGCTCATGGCCTTCATTTTTGTCACCAGCTTTAACAAAGTGCATTTGCCTTAACCATAAATTAGTAGCGCATGTTACACGAGTATTAGGATAAGCCATATTTTATTACTCCGTTTTCCCAATCTTTTTTTGGTACGTAAGCACCAAACATCCACAATATTCTAGGTGTATCGCCCTTAACTTCTGTCACGTAATGTTCAAAATCAGACGCTAAATAACAATGTAAGTCCCCTACCCCAATGTTTATTTGCTTATCGTCAATAAATAATTTACCACCATCATCAGCAGCTTGCGTCATAATATTGCAGCGCAATGCAGAAAGTTCTGCTTCTTTGGGATCTTTATGTTTGTAGACATCTCCCCCAGGTTTAGTGTAACTAACTACAACACCGTTATTTCCATGACCTGTAATAATAGAATAATTATTTATACCCACAAAACGCCTAATTTTATTAGCTAAATCAATTACTTCTTGTGGGTAATTAAATCTATCCCCATATAGTCTTGAAGTAAGACGTTTATTAGTTGATTTACCTATATCTTTGCCGTTGTCTAGCCATTTTTTAGCGACACCATCATACACCCAAGCATTTAATAAAGCACATTCGCTAGGGGTTATAAAATTCATAGTTATTTCTAAACGCATCACAAATAAGTCGTAGAAATTTTTGTTGGATCGGAACTAAGAACCCCAAGTTTAACTAATACTTTTGCAATTTTTTGTTCGTATTGTATGTCTTCCCACATTTTTTGATTGTTCATTTGTTCAAGTGTTGACGTTATGGGAAGTTCTGTATCTTTTAATTTATCCTCCGCTACAAAATTTTTTAATTCTTCAGCATTAGGTATTCCTTTAGCAACTTTAGTGTTTCGTTCAATAAGCGTTGTTGGTGAATGGCTTTCAATATACTTTGTTAATTCTTCACCTACTATGTAAAACCCGTCCGCATTAATTGGCACTTTAATAATACATGGCAAACTATTTTCTATAAATTTAACGGTTAAACTACCTAAATTTTCATCAAAATTTATAATTTTATACGCCATAATTTTATCTAAAGGCTGGTCCTTCCATCCATCCCACCGCTGAATACCTAGTTCCTGATGTAACAGGCGTAACTTTATGATCTAAAAAAGAAGGGAATACTAAAATAGATCCCTGTTTTAATTCGGGTTTACAATTTCTAAATTCAAATTCACCGCCCTCAAATTCATTTGGGTCGTTTAGCAAAATAGATACAGATAACTTTCTTTGCATATTGTTTTCATTTGGAGGGTAAGCATCTGCATGCCAATCATAATGTCCATCATCTGCATATTCTGTTAATTGTATTGGTGGCAAATCATGTAAATAAAATTGCCAACCAGCGCTAACATTTGCAGTTTGAATGTAAGAGCTACACAAACACCAAATTAAAGATAATCTTGGAGACCAAACAATATTGCTTTTTCTTTTATCGTTATTAACAATAGGCTCTTCCCCTACAACAGCATTTTCTCCTAAATCCCATTTAGTTGATGAAACAATATTGTTGCAAATATCTTTTGATATTTCACTATCCCATAACCAGTAACTATGTTTTATCATGAGTTTAATGGCACTACTAAAGCAGCAATTTCAGCTTCGTTTGCAATACCCGCTGCAATCTGGTCAGCACGCTCTAGTACCCACGAAGGATATTGCGCTAGGATTCTTGTTTCTAGTTTTGCGCCAGAAATGTAATTGCCATTTTCAATTGGTATGTCAATGTTCCAAATACCGAGGACTTTATCATTTTTTCTGTATAAAACCTCAATTGAACCTGTTTCTCTGTTAAACGAAATAATTTGATACTCCATATAAACTCCTTATTATGAAATTGGACCGAGTCTAGTCCCAGTTGTAATGTATGTAATATTACTATTACCTGTTATGGCGTTACCACCACCACCGCCGCTGCCATTAAATCCAGCAGGGGGTGTGGGTCCTGTTTGAGGAGATCCGCCAGAACCACTAGATCCATACGCACCCCCAGGACCACCAGAACCACCAGAAAAACCAGCGCTCTTACCACTTGGAGGATAAACAGTACCTCCACCGCCGCCGCCAGCACTACTTGCTGTACCAGGAGATCCGCCAGAACTACCAGGTGGCGCTCCACTACCACCAGGAGAATTGGTTCTTCCCGTTCTACCACCACCACCGCCGCCACCAGCATTATAGACAGTGGAAGGATAAGGGGGACTATAGCCTCCAGAAGCACCGCCGCCACCGCCGCCACCGCCAGCTATTGTGCCATTATTAGTTAATGTAACTGCAGAAGATACAGCTAAAGCCGTTCCTCCACCACCACCAGGACTACCACTAACACCAGGTTGATCTGGACCAGTGCCTCCTGGACCACCTGAACCCCCCATACCTACAATAAGCCCGTTATTAGTCAAAGAAACTCCACCAGGAAACGAACCATTAATTGTTAAACCAGGAGTTCCTGTACTATTAGAAGAAACATAAATCCCAGGAGCTATTGTTGCTTCTAGTGTTGATGATCCATTCCATCCAGCAGCGGTAGCTAAAGTTGCAAGATTTCCATTTGTAGTGTCAGAAGAGATAGTAAAAGCAAATAGTTGTGCTTCCCTGCCTATTAACATTAAATGAATTCCACTCATGCTACATTTCCTGTTACAACAACAACCGTACCGCTAATAAATAAAAGTGTAGCTACGCCTCTAGTTGATAAAGTCATAGTTGCTTTATCTGAGTCAGTCCCAGCAATATACGCAGTTGTAATAGTGCAAGTAATTGTAATATTACCTGTAGTATTGTTAAAAAGACTAATTACATCCCCCGCTGCAAAAGTAGCATTAGGAATAGTAATTGATCCACCAGAGCCAATACCTATAAATTCACCAACATCACCAGTAGCTAATGTATATGAAGTAGTTTTATCTGAGCCAGATTGAGGCACATTACGATAGCCTACAGCATTTGTGCCATCTGCCGTGCAAGATTGAAGATTTCCGCTTGATGGAGTGCCAAGTACTGGAGTTACTAAAGTTGGACTAGTAGATAAAACAACGCCTCCAGAACCAGTAGAAGCAGCAGTAACCCCTGTACCACCATTACCTACTGGCAAAGTTCCTGTTACGTTACTTGCTAAATTAACATAAGTAGTTGATGTTGATCCCGTACCACCTGAAGCTATTGGAAGTGCTGTGCCTAGAGTTAAAGAAGTTAAATGCGTAATTGCATCGACTACGTTTGTGCCGTTGTTATAGACAAACATGGTCTTACCAGCGGCAACGGCTATGCCTGTACCAGACGTATTTTTTACCGTAACAGCATCTGCCAGTCCGTTGTTAATAAGGTACAGCTTCTCAATTTGGCATCCTGAACCAAGGATTAAGTTTCTAGCACCGCCAGAAGTTCCTGTTAAATTAAGTCGCAGATTACGGGCGGTTTGCGCTCCGTTTGTATCCGTAAGCGTGACGGTAACGTCTGCACTAGAAAAAGCAACATCGGCTGAACCTGTAATGGCTTCTCCAAGGGCTACAGATAAGTTATCGTTAGTAGTTGTTCCCCAAGTGCCTGTCTGTTCACCTGTACCGATTAGCTCTACTTTAAGAGTGCTGTATGTCGATGCCATAATTTGTCCTTACCTAAATAATATCTATTTTATGCTGCTATTTCAACCCAGTTCGGGGTTTGGCTAGTATCAATTTCTAACCAGAAAGATACCGTTCCAACCTGCCCTACTGACTGTACACCTGTAACATTTATTACACTTGTGCCTGTAACTTGAACCCCGCCAATATTTCCAGTTGCCTGAAGCCCTGTTACTGGAACATTAATTACTAAATCTACTGTTACGTTTCCTTGACCAACTGTGCCAACTACTCCTGTAACACTTACATTTGGTGCACTTCCAACTACCGTTACACCAGCTACTGCTCCCGTTCCTTGAAGACCTGTTACTGGAACATTAACACCTTCTTGAATCCCTACCTGACCTATCTGTCCCGTGCCACTAACACCTGTTAAATCTATTACACCTGTGCCTGTAACCTGAACTCCGCCAATACTTCCTGTTGCTAATAGTCCTGTTACTGGAACGTTTGCCGCTGCATTTACAGTTACACCGCTAATTGCTGCTGTACCTGATACTCCTGTAACGCTAAATTCTACGTTTGTAATAATGGCTACCGAACCCACTGCTCCAGTACCAGCTACTCCCGCACTACCTATACCCCAGCCAGTATCGCCCCAGCCATCGTACCCCCAACCTTCAAGGTAAATTTCTATGTTTTCTTGCTTTTCTGCCTGACCTATTGCTCCTGTACCGCTAACACCTGTAAGGCTTAGAACCGAAGTTCCTGTAACTGTTACACCATTTACACTACCTGTACCAGATACACTTGTAAGGCTAACGCTAATATTTTCAGCTACTACTACTGTTCCTACAGCTCCAGTTCCTACAAGCGAAGTGCTTCCAAATCCCCAAGGCGAGTCACCCCACCCATCAAGACCAAAGCCTTCTAAAGAAACGGATACATCAGCCACACCGCATTAACCTTAAGCGATGCGGATAATTGCACCAGTCGCAGTAGCCGCTGGGAACACAATCGTAAACGTACCTGCTGTAGAAGACTTAGAACCACCAAAGTCTAAAATAGCTACGGCTGGATTACCTGTTGCAGTATCGTTATAT